CGCGTGTGATTGACAGCCGCGGGTTACCAACTACCGCGCCCGTATGCACCCGCGCAGTACCCTAAAACCCAGTCAGTGCCTCTAGATCTAGCATCTAGAGAGGCCTGGGGCACCCCCACAGGGGGGATTTGCGGCCTGCCGTATACGTATATAGGCTTCAGAGATTTTTGTCAAAATTTAGGACCCACCATATGGCTATGGAGACCAAAATCAACAAAATTAGGATCATGTAAACAATCGACCACACAATCATGACGATAAAGCCTTAGAAACCAACGGAAAACACAGCTCAATCTGTGTACGACACTGCTCAGCAATATCCCTGTGCTCTTTCTGCGTACCGTTTTCACACCGCAGATCGCAGTAATGAATCCAAGACCGCAGGGTTCCATTCATGTACAACCGAGTCGGAGTAGCCAAGGGGAGCACTTCTCGTGCACATTCCTTTGCAACACCCACACCCAGCATTTCGTCGTAGAGCAACTGTGCCTGATCAAAGACGAACTGTGCTTTGAGTTGTAGTTCCTGTTTCAAGAACGGATCCAGGTCGTCGATGCTGTTTTGTCTGTTCTTTGTGTCTTGTCGACGAAGGTCAGGAATAACAGGATTATCTGTTACTGCTGCATACCGCTGGCTGAACTCTTGAAAGCTAAAGCTGCGGTGCCTAAGAATTTGAGCTGCAATACTTCTAGTGGTGTTGATTTCGACGCACATGTTCACCATCTCAAACGGTGACCAATGTTTGTGTTTGATCAGGTATTTAATCAGCCTTGCACTGGTCTCAGTGTTGTTCTGATTGTTTGGATTAGACACCCGTGCCATGTAGGCAATCAGGTCATCACCATTAGGAGTTGCGTGGATGAGTTGGACGGAGGACATACAGTAGTAAACGAGTCAAGAGATGACGTCAGCATCGACATCATCATGGTCTTGTTTCAGTAGAAAGGGGGAACCGAAGTTCCCCGATCACAGGAAGTCCACCCTTCTTCCTGTATACATGTCCTCTCTCCCTAAACCCAGGTGGAGACTGAGTTGTCGTTATTACGACTTTGACGTCGTTGTTCCATCGTCAGGTTGAACACCAGATGACTGGCAAAGCAGTCTCTGTCGTCTTCCCAGTTAGCCAGCATGTCGTTCCATTCGTCGCGTTTGCGGTCGATGATCTCCTGCTGAGCTGAGATAGAAAGGATGTCGGTAAAGTATTTGACGCCTTGTGCTAGTGCATCAAGTCTGTCGTCGTGTCTAACGGCACCTTTTTCACGGCACATACGGCTCATCTGATAGAAGAGCATGTATTCGAGACGTTTTTCCGGTGCAGTGTCGGGATTAGAAGCGTAATCCCACTCAATGACCTTTCTGTCTACAACAAGCCGGTGCTGATTAAGTACAGGCTCAAGTGTGTCAATGATTCGGTCTTCTTTACGTACGTTGGCACGTGTTTCTTCGACGTTGATCGCTTGTTTGGTCTGTTTAAGGTGCTTCTTAAATAGTTCAGCAACGATGCCATCACCAAAGTTGGATTCAATTAGGAGTGTCTTTACGTTGTACTTATTGCAACCCTTCAATATGTCCAATAACGTTTGGTCGCTGTATCCGTCGTGGTAAGCACGCATCTCGTGCAAGTACAGGACACCGTTTCGTTGGGAGAGATAAGCTGCTGTTGTTTCATCTGATCCACGACCCGACGGATCAACCGAGCAGATTGTCTCTTGGTAAGGACCCCACTCTCCTTGTAACTGCATTGGACTGTAGAAATAATCTCCAGGTAGTCCGACAGTCGGTAGGTCTTTGATGCAGTTGCCCGGGTCTGAGCACCAGACGATTGATTCAGGAGCAGTGGCAGGATTAACGCTAGTGACGATAAGGTCAGCGTTTTTAAGTGGGAACTTTTCGGCGTCAGACAGGCTCGTATCGAGCATGAACTGAAGCATGAAGTTACTGCGTCCCATGGACGCTTCACGTTCAAGTAGGTCATCATCTTGGAAGCGATCTGGATCTGTGACGTCCCAGGGCTGTGCTCCGTTATCGATCAATGCTTGTAGCTGTGGAGCAATGACCCCTTCGTAGTTGTTCATCTTGCGTGGAACCCTTGCAGGCCACACAAGTGGACGATAATTACGTTCTGCTAGTTTTTTGTAGATCGTGAATGTTGTCTGGGGAGTACCCAGATACATGATTCGACTATCGTCTTTTGGTGTGAGGATTGATTCAGCTTCAGTGCACAGTTGTAGAAGCTTGCTCCTCATCATTTCTGTCATCGAGTTGCCAGGAACTTCGATGTCGTCAAGAATCATCAGGTCTGCGCGGCTTCCGGTCAACTGACCAGTAATACCAACAGACTTCACGGACGGAGCTTGAGCCGGAGAGCAATTTACGTCGAAGCTGATTCTTGACCATCTGGCGTCGTCGCTCTTTGGACGTAGGTGTTTCAGCCATGGCGTTTCAATAATGAGTTTCTGCAAAAAGATGCTCATGTTGTCTGCACGCTCTTTCGAGGCGGAGATAATCATGATCTTCTTTTCAGGGTTATTGAAAAGGACCCACAACACGAACGCACCTGTAATCCACGACTTACCGACACCTCGGAAAGCCTGAATCTGTAGTCGTTTTGGTCCGTGTTGCAGGTAGTCTGCGATTGCGTATTGTGCTTTAGTCGGCTCAGGCAGGTCGAGTTGTTTCCACATAGCTTGTAGAAACACCTTGAAATCGTCCTGTAAGGCCGTTAAAACGTCTGTCATATGTGTTTGTATATGGGTGGTATTTCAACGGCCTTCTAGAGGCTTATACGGACATCTCAATGAGTTCTTCGCGTCGCTTGAAGACCTTTTCAAAGTCAGCGCCGTTGATGATTGCTTTACGGTCAGACTTAGTCAGGATTTTGTCCATCTGTAAGTCTTCAAACAGGTAGTAAGCCACATACTCTTCCCAGCTCTTGAAAATACCGAGCATCCGCAGGACATCTTCCGGCAGATCGTCTTTGTGTTGACGAGAGAAGTTAGTAGAGGCTGCCTCAAACATCAGGTTCTCAGGAGTGTTGAGATAACCGCCTTTGACCGAGCCGATGTGGCCGATGGTCGTGACTGTCTTACCTGCACGCTTGTTCACACCAGAACGGATAGCGTGCTTCTGACGTATGCCTTTAGACACATGTCGCTTAATGTCGTCGAACCGTTCAGGCGCACCGAACTTCTCTAGTGCAGCCTTTACAGCAGCAGGATCAAAGCTCAGACCCTTGTCGCGTTTGGGTGTGCCTTGTCGAGGCCACCTTTGGCATTGAGCTTGATACCCTTCGGATCAGGAACATCCGCCATCGCTCCATAACGAGCCTTCGGCTTACGACGTTGACCGTCAATCAGAATCGCACCAAAGCCCTTAGTGCCTCCAGTTTCTTGGATGTAAGAGAATAGTCGTTGCTTGATTTCGTCTTGTTGTCCGTCGTTGAAGTCATAGACGCTCTGATCGAAGATGTCGTCTTTGAACGTGATCGGTGACGGCTCTGTAACCAGTTCGACTTCGTTGTCGTTAAGTTGCTGATAGGCAAGGTGCTGGGTGGCACCCTTTTCGTCTTTATAGAAGGGAGTCTTTGTTAGTACCGCTTCGTCTAATGTTTTAGGGATCTCATCACCCCTAGGAATAACTGACCGAAAAGGTTGTGTGTCTACACTCTTGAACCTACCCAGAACTTGTCTGAGTATTTGGTGTTCCATTTAGATATAAAAAAGCGCCCCTTTCGGAGCGCCGGTATTCATTTGCCTTTAGGCACAAGTTGATCAGCGGGAGCTGCGACGTGCGCGACGACGATCAGCAATCGACAGACGAGGCCGACGTTTTGGAGTCGTAGCTGGTTTGTTGTAGCGACGAAGTGCTGCTGCGTATTGAGCTTGACCAGCACGACCAGCAGGGAAGCTAGAACGCTTAGGCTTGCCTTTCAGTGCAGGTTGGGAAGGCATGTTTTGTCCATAAGTTCCGCTAGAAGAGCGGAAGAAACGGCTTCTGCCATTCGAGTCAGAGCTAGAAGGCTTAGATGCAGCAGGTTTAGATGCAGCAGGCTTAGCTTTAGGAGCAGGCTTAGCTTTGCCTTTGTTTGCTTTGTAGGAGGCGGCCATGATCCGGCCCTGGGTCTCCATTTCTTTGCGGGTCATTCGTCCTTCTTTGACCGCTTTGCGATACTCGTCGTATTTCTTTTTCAGTGCTGCTTTAGAGAGGGGATTAGCCATTAGTTGATGTGAGATAAAATAAGAGATTCACGTAGTAAGTTTTGACCGAAGCGTTGTCTCATCCAATCGCGCCAGTGCAAGCTTCCTTTGTCCTGATTACAACAGGAACACGCTGGGACCACATTCGATGTGATGTCTTCTCCGCCCAAAGAGCGAGGATGAACGTGGTCAAGAGTAAGGTCGTGTAAGTCATAAGTCTTTCCGCAATAAACACATGTGCATCCGAAGTGTTCTTTGATGCTGCGCCTCCAAAGGCGCTTCGCTTCAGAGGACGTCATGGTTATTAGGTTGTGAATGTAGTGATCAGGAGTGGGAAGCAGTGGTGTCATGCTCGGCTACGGTTTCGGGCGCGGTTTTTAGATGCTTTTTCGAGGAATGTCGATCCATCTTTGCGATGGGATACATCTTTGCCGTCTCGGTTGCCATAGGTTCCTAGCTGTCGATTTGTGCGCTTGAGGTCAACTCGGCGCTGTACTTCTTTCTTTTTTTGTTGTACTTACGTTGGTAAGCCCGCTTGACTCGTAGAGCAGCACGGTTACCGGCGTAGTAAGCGGTGGATTTACCGGACTGTTGAGCCATAAAGCCTCTTTTGAACCATCTCGGGGTCGATCTCAGGCATCACACTTGCCAGCTTGGACAAGGGATTCCCTTCATATGCAACACCACTGATGTCGTTTGTCTTTAGCCAGTCACAAGCTGCTTTTAGGTCTTGAGTTGTAGCCTCACCCGACTTGATGCGTGCAAGAAACTCTTTAGTGACCAAATTATGCAGCTCGTTAAACTGGTCTTCTGTTGCCTTTTTCTTAGCCATTTCTAAGAACTATTTGGTCTAACTTGTTTTCAATACGTACCATGTGGTCTTCCATCCGATCCATCATTGAGTTGAGGTCGGCTTTGGAAACGTAGTCCTGAGCAACACCCAGTTCCACACCGTCGATACGACGATCTAAACCGCTAATGCGGTCATGTACGTTATTGATTCGTTGATGTAGTCTGTTGTTCAGGGCTGCTCCCGCTGCTATTGCCGCTATCGAGAGACTTACTAGAGCTTCCAGCATTGATAGAGACTATTGGTACGATGTCATGGCATAAAACCTCCACACGACTTCCAGGCCGGAAAGTAAATCCAGCCTTCATGATTTCGGTGCACTTGAGGGCTCGGACAAGCTCGTAATCGAGCCGGGCCTTTTGTTCATGCCGCCTCGCCATCTGTTTGCACTGCTCGATCATGCCGCCGTCAAGCGGAATCATGAAGTTGAGCTGTGCACCCCAGTTGTTGTTTTTGACATACCCATCAGATTCCATAGGAACTGTGTCGTTACCCATGTAAAAAGGTGAGAATGTCATTGTTGCACCGTTACAGCTATTGTTAGGGCCGAATATCTGTCGGCTGGGTGCTCCATTGTTTTGGAATTGCACCGCTTGATTAGTAACATTGCCTGTGGCCGCAGCGACAGGGTTAGAGCTGTTATTGACTTCAGGTGCTTCTGCGTAAGCAGGGGTTACTGCGAGAAGACAGAGAGCGAGGTAGTGGTGGAGGACTGAGTGATGTCCTCTGTGATGTCGATTGTTTCTACGACTCCTGCCGACCTGGTCACGGTCTCCAGTTGCCAAGGCTCTCCAGAGGTGGTGACGCTGAACGTGGTCGCAGAGTCTGTGATGTCTCCGCTTGGAGTCACGTTTGTTCCAGACCATGATGAGTAATCACCGCCGTACACCTCATGTGCAACAGTGCGCTCGATGTCAACGGTGGTAGTTGTAGTGGATTGCATCGACCCCTGAGTGAACTGAGGAGTGACGCTTTGGGCTGAGGCGGGTGCAGCCAGTGCAAGTAATAGAAGAAGTTTCTTCATTCCTTTTTTCGCGTGTAATAGAGAACGTTGCAAGAGTGCCGCTAAGAATCGAGGCGACGTAGGTCGGATCCATCTTTTCCATCCATCCCGCATAACTAGCGGTCAAGAGTCCGGCGGACCAGACAAGGACGATGAACTTGATGAACCCTTCCTTTTGTTATCTTTGTCCATGCTTGTTTAAGAATGGGCTTCATCACATTTACAGTCCATTTGAAGACTGCTGTTGCTGTGAGGGTGGCTGCAACGGAGACGGTGGCAGTAGTGCCAGCCGTGATAAGTATTTCGTTCGACGGAAGAGGCATTGTCTTGTCCGTAAATGGGATGTCGACCTGCCTCGTATCTGTCGGTATATCCGGCAACTTGGCCGGCTTAGGTTTTGGTTTTCTTTGTCGGACTCTGTAGTCCCTTTGACTCCCGGAGGTGGCCGGAGGTCGCTAGGAGGCACTACAAGGGGCTTGTAAGAAGGTATCTCTGCCCGTGGTACCTCCAGTACCGGACGTGGTAACTGAGGTGCCTCAGGGAGCCGTAGAACCGGCAGAACCGGCGGCTCTCCAAGGTCCATCAGACTTCACCAAACAGACCACGCTCGATGAAATCAACTGCCTGGTCATCGACAGTGTTGTCGCTCTTTTCGGCCAGGGCACGGAGAAGGTCAACGATCATGCGCTTGACTTTCTCAGATTGAATGAAGCTAAACAGAATGGGACGGATGATAGCAATCATGATTAGTAAGGGATTAGTCGGTCACCCAGGGGAGACCATATGCAGTTGATGAAGAGTTTTCTTTGAGAGATTCGCCAGCCTGAGATTCAACGCGAGCGACTTCGTCAGTGCCAAGAGCAGCTTTAACCCAGCCAACAAGGTCGGCTTCGGTTACATCTGCATACGCAATGGTGACATCACCATCGAGTTCAACGTCGATAAATGCTTCGCCAGATACGGCAGACTCCTCAGAGTCAACAGCCGTGCACTTAGCGGTGGCCTGAATGATTTTGCCAGTGGACACCTCTCGATTGGCGAGGTCAATAGTCCAGGTATTTGTAATAGCCATTATTCAAGAATGAGGTTTTGGTCTTGTTGCCCATATGACAGGGCGACATCTCCTTCAGGTGGCGTATGACCACCCATGTGCATAGCTTCAGTCTGTTCTTTTAGAAGCTGATAGTCTTTTTCCGTTTGTACAAGTTCGCGGAAACGACCAGATGAATTAAGAACTTTTTCGTCGTTAGAAAGCTCTCTATGCAACCAACCTGTGCAGATGTATTTAGCTTGGTCTACAGGTGCTACGCCACGATGGATGTAGGTAAACGATGCTGGGAAGAACAGGAGAGTGCCAGCTCTTGGTTGGATACGTGTGCCATCAATAAATTCAGTGTAGCCGCCTTTCTTCACATCATTTAGATAAAAGATGAATGTGATGTATCGGCTGTCACATGCATCAGGGTGCCAGTGATAGAAACCACCAGGGCTAGTCCGTTGGATCTGATAGCCAGTATCGAACAAGCCATAGTCGTGCTCGTAGTTGATACGGTTCTGAGACAACCGTTTCATGTACTTGTGCAGTCCATTGCTCAAGGCAGTAGAAAATACTTGATCTTCCTCAAACCACTCATCAAGTTCAGAGATAATAAGATCTTCAGACTGTTTCGTCTCAGGTGCATAACCCCTGAAAACATGACCAGGCCGAGAATCTTTACTTAGATCGAACTTACTAATTACTTGTTGGCAGAAAGTTTCGGTAAGCTGCTTAGGAAATGCAACGATGTTAGGATCTCTGGGGCGGAAAAAATTCATGGTGTAAAATGGACTTAATAGTTAAACAGTTGTCTTGACGGGCTTTTGCCCAGGCCGATTGGCGTTGAATCTTGTCAGGCCAATACCTATAAGAAAGCAGATCGACTGCATAGATGCCTTTGTGGAATCTAGCAATCACAAAATTAGAAAAGTCGTAGTCGTCAAAGGTCCAGTCGTTATCACGATTGACAACGTCGTCAAGGATTATTTTTCTGTAGACAGAAGCAGAACCCATTGCATAACCTTTAATATATTCGACTTCTAAAATAATGTCGTTGTTGACGACCTTATAGTCAAACTTAGGAACCAAGACACGGCCAAAGTCTTCTTGCTTTAGCCGGTCTAGTTTGTCAGTAATTATGTTTGTGTTACCGGTGATGCGCTTCGTTAATGTCATAGACATTGAAGCAACACCACCGTCATACTTACTGTCGTTCCTAATCAGGTCTTCATGATGTAGCACAGGGCGTAGTAAGGCGGACGGTTTTCAATAGCACTGCCGCTACCTGTGTTGCCGGTGTTGCTACCGCCACCTGTAGTGGTAGTCAGAGAGGTAGAGCCGGTGTTGCTACCACCTGAGGTGGTGGTGTTAGGAGAGGAGCCGCCAGTGTTAGATCCACCTGAGGTGCTGGTGTTAGCGCCAGCGTTACCAGTGTTGCCACCGCCACTTGCGTTGGTGTTCGACCTAGAACTGTTGGTGTTGTGGCTGTGGTTACCCGCGGAGTTGGTATTTACGTTTTGACTGTTGCTAGTACTATCTTTCGTAATATGGACCGGATCGGTAGAACTTGAGAAGTTACCGATGGTGATTCCATGACTATGACCCCCAGTATTGTTAGTACTGTGGGAGTGGTTGTTCATGTTGTGGTTGTGATTCGGCGTACTGTGAGAGTGCGCGTTCACACTATGACTATGGTTCGGCGTCGAGTGGGTGTGGCTATTAACAGCGTGACTGTGGTTCGGCGTCGAGTGCGTGTGCCCAGAGATTGTGTGGCTATGGTTTGGAGTCGAGTGCGAGTGACTCGGCAGGTTGCTAGTTCCAAGAGTGGTGCTGGTCGATCCACCAGTGTCACCAACTGAATAGCTGTTACCTGCACCAACAACAAAGCGGTTCCGAAGGTCAGGAGTGCTGTTGGTGCCGTCACACAGAACATATCCAGAAGGAATAGCGTTAGAAGCGCCAGACCACAAGATGATTGCACCCGCAGGGACAACACCGTCGCCTTCAAGAGTGGTAGCGGTCAGTGTTCCGGTTACGGTTGCACCGCCGGAAACTACCTCAAACTTTTTGCTGTCGTTGTGATACAGCTCACAACCACCATTGCGGGTGAACTTAGCTAATTTCTCGTGATTAGCATCACCACCTGAGGTGCCTCTGAGAAGGAAGGAAGAACTGCCAAGACGGACATCCATAACCCTGCCGCCGTCGGAACCTTCAGTAAGGTTAAGTTCACCGCCCATGTAGATGTCGTTAGTGACCGTAAGATTGCCACTTACTTTTGCACCATTAGAGACGGTTTCGAACTTTTTGCTGTTGTCGTAGTAAAGCTCTGCTGCGCCATTCTGCTGGAATCGCGCCATAAATTCATTATTGGCGGCGTTGTAGAACCTCAGGTCATCAGACAGAATTCTTAGCGATCCCGGCCCTGCATCTGCAATATAAGATTTGGTGGCATCGTGATAAATCTGTAGGTCGTTACTATTTCCAAATACAGCTTTTCTAGCATCAGGAAACTGAATACCATCTGATGTGACGTTTGCCTGGGTTGTACCACCACGAGTAATAGTGATGTTTGAATTCTGAGCCACCGACACGCTTGACGTGCCGTTGGTGATAGAAGTGCTGTCGATTGCAGAAGTTGTCGCAGCAGTAACCAGACCCTCAGCATTAACAGTGATTGCCGGGATAGCAGAGCTAGAGCCATAGGTACCTGCGCTCACACCAGAGGCAGGCATGTTGTCGAGGTCTTCCCTCAGGAGCGGCTGACCGCCCGCAGTAGATCCGTCATGGACGACGGCTGTGTCTTTAGTTGTGTCGACCGTAACTTCACCTTCGGCACCGGTAAATGAGCTGTGCTGAGAGGTGGTTCCGCGTCGGAGTTTAAGTAGTTTTGCCATTATTAAAGAGTGCCGAAGTCAATAGTGAGGTTTGAACCGTCAACAGTTCCAACAGTGATGTTTGGAGTACCACTAAGACCAGTGGAGTTGCCTGTGACATTGCCTGTGACATTGCCGGTTAGATCACCAGTCACGTCGCCTGTCACATCACCAGTAAGCGCACCGACAAAGCTCGTAGCAGTGAAGGTTCCACCATTAGTGATGTTGTTGCTGTCTGCGTTCAGCGTGCCGCCCAGTTGCGGATTAGTGTCAGCAGAAACAGAAGCGATACCAGGAGCAATACCAACAAAGCTTGAACCGCTGTAATAGTTCAGCGTGTTAGCAGTGGTGTTGTACCAGAGGTCACCAGCAGACGGGCTGCTAGGAGTGCTGGACTGGATGACATATTCGTCTGCATAACGATTTACGTTTGCAAGACCGGTAGCAACAGTGTTGACGTTGCTGATAGATCCAGCAACAGAAGTAACACTAGAGCTTGCATTAGCAACAGTAGTTACGTTGCTAGAGATGCCAGCAACAGTGGTCACGTTGCCGCTAATTCCAGCAACAGTTGTGACATTAGAATCAATGCCAGCAACAGTCGTAACGTCAGAATCGACGTTGGCAACTTTAGTTACGTTGGCACTGTTACCTGCAACGGTGTTGACGTTAGCGATAGCACCGCCAACCGTGTTGACGTTTGCAATGTTCGTAGCAACAGTATCAATCTCGCTAGTTGCTTCGTTGAGGTCTGCCGCAACAGTATTGACATTTGCAATACTGCCCGCAACCGTAGTTACGTTGCTGCTTACACCAGCAACAGTATTGATGTTAGTTTCGTTACCAGCAACGCTAGTTACGTCAGAGCTGATACCAGCAACAGTAGTTACCTCTGTATCGATACCTGCAACGGTATTGATGTTTGTTTGGTTACCAGAGGCATTCTGGATAGTACTGAGGTTGTTAGCGACAGTATTGATATTTGCAATCGAGTTTTCGAGAGTCTGAATATCAGAGATATTGTCAGCACAGGTCTCCAGAGCACCACCGGTCTGACCAGTCACCAGGGCGTCACCAATCGAACCGAGGTCGTTGGTGGTAGACATGTCGTTAGCAACAACAGCAATGTCGTTGAGCTGTGACGAGTCAGGAGTGATCTTGTCAAACGAACTGCCGTTGTACGCCTTCATGACGTTTTGGGCAGTGTTGTAGTACAGGTCACCTTCTTGGACGGTACCGCCAGTACCACGTGTCGTGGGGTCTTGTGCAGCTACTTGATAGACATCAGCGAAGTTAGCAACGCTGTTGATGTTGTTTGCAGCCGCATTGACCGAGGTGATGTTCGTAGCAACCGTATTGACATTGGTTGCAGGCGCAGCCAGACGGTGGAACGTATAGGTGTGCAGAGTGCTAGTTGTTTCGACCAACATGCCGAAACCAGAAGTTAGCTCCTGAGTACCAACACCAGTAATAGTTACGGTGTTTCCTGATCCCGCTCCGTTGGCAATCGTGACCGTTCCTGAGCTAGGAGTACGAGTCGTACCAATAGCAGAAACGCTGACGATAGTACCTGCACCGTTATTAACGTCAGGGTTAGCAGTCGGGAAACTTGTCTCGTTAGCAATAGGAACGAATCCACCAACCTCTTCCACAAGGTCAATAATTCGTGCATCAATAGCTCCAGTAGTTGCGATCTTCGAGTCGTTACCAGACCAAGCCACACCAGAGGTGATGGTCTCAGTGCTGTCCTGACGGAAGTAGCGACCGTCACTAGCAGAGGTCGTAAAGAACGACGTGTCGTTAGGAGTAGACGCAGCTTGCTCGCTGTTAGTAACAACAGCAGCACCATCCATCTTGGCGACAGTGATCTCGCCGTCGTTGATCTTGTCAGCGGTTACAGCGTTGTTGGCAATTCTGGCGGTGCTAACAGCTTGGTTAGCAATTTTGGCAGTAGTGACAGAGCCAGCAGCAAGCTTGGCTGTAGTGATGTTGCCGTTAGGAATCTTGCCGGTAACAACAGCGTTATCTGCAATCTCTCCAGAGGTGACCGCATTGGCAGCGATCTTTGCCGTAGTGACGGAGTCCAGAGCCAGTTCGAGCTGGGTGACAGCGCCAGCAGCGATCTTCGACTGCGTGACAGCGTCGTTAGCAATCTTGGCTTCAACGACAGAGCCGGCAGCCAGCTTGGCCGTAGCCACCTGACCATCACCGATGTCAGCAGTGCTGATCGTGCCATCAGCGATCTTTGCCGACGTCACAGCAGAGTCAGCGATCTTGGCGCTGGTTACTGCATCGCCTGCAATCTTTGCCGTAGTAACAGCAGAGTCAGCCACCTTCGCAGTGGTGACGTTCGCATCGGCAATCTTTGCAGTGGTGACGTTGGCGTTGAGAATCTTTGAAGTTGTGACGTTGTCGTCAGCAATCTTGTTTGTAGTGACTGCACCGTTTGCAATCTTTGCTTCTACGACAGCAGCGTCTTCGATCTTGTCACTGGTGACCGCGTCGTTAGCCAGATCAGCAGTAGCGATACCGCCATCAGCAATCTTGGCTGAGGTGACGGAGCTGTCTGCCAGCTTTGCAGTGGTGACAGCTTGGTCGTTGATCTTGGCAGTAGTGACTGCACTGGATGCAATCTGAGCAGCGGTGATCGTGCTGTTCGCCATCTTGGCGGCAGTCACAGCGTTATCACGCAGCTTGGCTGTGGTTACAGCCTCATCAGCAAGTCCATCAGAATCGATAGCCTCTTGGTCTGCATACAGCAGTTGTTCGAGGTTTTCGTTTAGCTCAGCAGCTTTCAGCGCAGAGCCCGACGCAAAGGTGAATCGGGCTGCATCGACATCTGTATCACGATAAATACGGATGGCAACACCATTGGCTGGCGCAGTGTTGAACTGCACCGTAGTCGCATTTGCAAAGGTATATGCAGTTGTAGCCACATGATCAAGGGTTACCTTGACATCAGCTTCTTTGAGATATTCAAATGAGACAGTGTAATTGGTGGTGGAGCCATTACCTGTATAGGAGTGTTCAGTTGTCTTCGTAGTTGCCATTACTTAGCCATGTTTAGGACTTGATCGAATGGTCCGTAAGTTGTTTCTTGACGTGACAAACGGTTCTCGATGCGTTCTTGCCGTGACTCCACAATCGCTGCACGTACATCAGGCTCATTACTAATCATTGCCCATGCACGCTTACGAGCTGTGTTGAAAAGGTTCTTCAGTACAGCAGTGTGGTAGTACGCCTTCATCGGCTCATAGTCACGGTTACCGCCTGCACGGTCACGTTCCATCTTGCGGATACTTGCCTGCATACGTGGATCACGTGCAAGCTCGTTTAGCTGTGCCTCAAGGTTCTGATCGCCAATGGCTTTCATGAACTTGGAGCGAACACCAGGAAGTTTTGACAGGTCAGTGTTATCAGGTGCGGAGTAAACAGACAGACGTGTGTCGTAGTTACTACGGAACAGCATCTTTCTACCAGGTCCCTGATCCAGGTTGAACTGGACCGGAGAGAACATATTGAAAGCTCTAGTTATGAAGTCGTGGTCCTTAATAGGACGACCATTGAGCATGTCGTATTTAATCGGCAGGGGCTCGTCGGTCAGCTTCTCAGAGATCAAGTTGCGGTTACGGATCGAATCCGCAATGCCACTGTCAAGCTCACGCATATAAGGGGTAAACAGCTTGCCCAGCTCATTCCTCATAGAGGACATAGGCAAGGTGTTGTTCATCAGGCTTGCGATGATCCGGTTGTGTTGACCGGGCTGTCCAGAGAACAGGTCGACAAATTGCTGTAGGCCAGTCAGATAGCTCTTGCTTGCAGCACTCTGTCCGACAACCATTGCAACCTTCAGGAGTTGATCCTGTGTCCACTCATCACCCATCAGCAGACTGTGGTCGCCAATGTTGGCAACAGTCGACATGATTTGGTTGAACGGTTCAAAGGCTTCGTAGCCGACTTCGACACCACCAAGGGTGAAGGTACGGGTCTTGTAGCCAGCATCGATCCAGGACTGACGCATCTGTCGGTCAGTCGGACCGTCGCCGGTCATGTTGCCAGACATCCACATCATGGATGCCATGGTGATAACAGCAGATCCCATAGCCAAACGACCGCGTTGCAGTGCCTTGGCGTTTTGCAGCTCCTCGAAGGTGCTGATGCCGTACTTAGTTAGGTTGCCAGCTTCGACTTCTTTGACACCAGCAAATGCGATGTCGTTGAACTCTTTGACCAGGAAGTTAAAACCAGGCGTGTACTTAGCCGTGAGTTGCAGACCGTTGACACCAGTACGTGCAAACAGGAAGAACGGCTTAGCCCAGGGGTTTTGGTTAAACAGTGTCTCTAGACCTTTGGAGAAGCCCTCCAGGTCTTGAGTCAAAGTTGCCTCACGCTTGGCGAACTTGACGGCGTCATCAATGATGTTGCCTTCGTCGTCCAGAATCTGTTTGGCAAACTTATCTTCTGCCTTCTTCAGGATTGCAGGAGTGATCTCTGTGATGTCACCCTTGCTTGCTTGTTCAAGAGCGTCACGCATTGCACGCTCACGCATCTTGCCTCGTGCCAGCAGGTGACCGAACACATCGTCAGTCGCTGCCATAATCTTGGTCGAATATGTCAGGAAGTTGCTGTCATTCATGCTCCGCGCCATGTTGGCGAAACGGAACACAGCCTTATCAGCCTCAGTACCACGCTTCTCAGCCCAGTCGCCGTACATCTTCCATTGCAAGTCCTGTTTCGTACGCTCTACATACCGAGACTTGACGGAAGCAATATCACCACTGAAGTAACCGTTGAGTTTGGTCTTGAACAAGGTGAACGCTTCAGGAAGCATTGTCACCATTCCGTTCAATGCAGCCAGTGAAGCTTTACGGGTGACAACGTCACCAGTCATGGTTGCACCAAGAGCAGTTGCCATAGGCCGCAGGAATGCAGCAGAGGCGGTACCCATGATTGCCCGCACTGGAGTCTTAGGACCACTCAGCACGCTGTGGATCATGACGCCTTCCAGCTCTTTGACCAGCTCGCCTGTCTTCTTCTTGCCGTTGAACTCACCACCACGCAGCTTTTTGCGGAAGAAGTTGTCGAGATCGTTCAGGTTGGTAACGTCGTCCATATAGGAAGCGGCTTCCATATATGCCTTGAACAGCTCGTTATCTCCACTCTCACCTGCCATCTGGAATGCAGTACGGAAGGCATCGATAGAGTTCTGTACGTCTTCGTAGACAGCTTTCTCGAAGTCAGCCTTTTTAGGAATACCGTCGACGCCTTTGATAGATGCCAAGTCATAACCAGCAAAGCGGCGAGACCGAGCTGCAATAGCAGTCAATGATGCGAACTTGTCAAACAGAGCCTTAGCAGGTCCATCTGTATCGCCCAGGTCGAAGAGGTCTTGCAGCTCACGGCCAGCAATACCAAGGTCACGGATCTCTTTTAACAGCGAACCTCTAAGAAGGTCATTGGCAGGGATCATGTTGGGATCCATGATCTCAATTTCTTCAAAGCTGCCGTCTTCAAGCTTGACCTTACGTTTGATGCCTTGCTTGTAGAAGTCATCAGCCCATTCGCGAGTCGTTAGGTCAGTACGCAGACGACCCTCGAACATCTCCTTCATCGATGCAGTGGCGTCTGCCCAGACGTCGTGGAGTGGTACACCCATCTCCTTCGCCTTGGCAACTTCTCTGACGACATAGTCCGTAGACATGAAGTCTTCCATAATCCGTTTGACTTCACCAGCAGCAAGATCTGGGTTGCCTTTACCGATACGGTCCAGCTCGATAGGTCGAGTCAGTGAATCGGTAGAGCCCATCTCGGCACCCAGCTCATTGCGGGTAGTCGAGAGCTGTTTGTTCACGTCACCAGCAGAACCGGTAGATGTGTGTGCTCCCTGAGGTGGATCAGCTATTGGTTTGTTTTTTGAGCCACGGAACTCTGCCGGTGTCTCTCTAGCTTCGTCGATGCCTTTAGCAGTGGTCTGATCCTCGACACTCTTATTACGAGCAAGGACCTCATCAGCACCTTTCAAGCCTTTGACTGCCATGACGAGTCCGTCAACAGCAGCTCCAATACCCATACCTTCGACGACGTTCTTAAGCGTCTTCATTGCAGGGTGATCTGTCTTCTTCGTAGCCAGAGGCGTTTCAAGGAACGGAAAGTGCTCAGCAAGTACAGCCGATGCATTTTCTTCCTGTGAGCCGGAAGCGATCAGGTCGACCTTTGCGCCAACTAAAGCGCCTCGTCCGAGCTGTCCGAGTTTTGTAGTAGCCGATGCAACCTTTCCGACACGAGCGCCGGGGATGGGTACAAAGGCAAGAGAGCCGTAGTTGACCAGTGTCTTCAGGACACCGCCCCACCAGGTTCGTGTCTCAATAGGGTTTTCAAATGCACCGAAGATGTCAGTGTCGGGGCGATATTCCTCGCTACCAACATCTTCACCTTGAGCCATGTCGATAGCACGCTCTGGAAGCGTGACGATGTCGGAGCCTGTCTGTTGCAGGCCACCGACGACAGCACTACCAATCTCACGAACAACGTCACCCAGATCACTGAACTCATCTTTCGGAGCTTCTTCAGGTGCTGTCGGTTGTTCTAGTTGTTGGTTATGTGCCTCAATCTCTTCCAGAGTTTGTGCATCCTGATCGACTAGCTTATCTGCAATGCTGCTAGTGATTTCCATAATTTAGTTCGGTTTCAGTGTTGCCTTAGCAACTCCTGGGAGCAACGTGTGTAGCTTCATGTAGTCAGGCAGGTTCTTAGCGAACGCAACCATCTTCTGTACTTGTCCGGCAGGTAGGTTGTTAAGCCCGATCCACTCCGCAGAGAGGCCGGCTACTGAGCCACCATTCATTTCTCTGATTCGGACCGCAGCTCTAGTCAGAGCAAACAGGTCCTGTGTGTCTTCGTCGAAGACTTGATCATCAGAAACACCGATCAAGTTTGCAGTCTCAATGAACGTAGGTCCAATGAACTGATAACGACCAACTGCATGAAGAACATTTGGATCGTTAGCGGGTAAAGCTTGCAGCTTTTTGATTTCACCGATTGTCATCTTCGTAATCGGTTTCTCCAGTTGAGTGGTGCTGTCGCCGCTACCAATGGCAACATGACCCCCTTGACGACCACCGCGATTGAACGCTTCGTATTCGCCGTATGTACGTGACTCAACAGAGGCAATAGAATCCAAGAACCATTTCGCATTCTCTTGTGTAGAAGCTGCCCTGTATTCACGAGGCATGGTTTTATGGAATTGAATCAGACGTCGAGTATCACGTGGGTACTGCTCAATATCTGAATAAGTTTTGGGGACGTTGAACTCTTCGTATCCGTAAGCGCGGAGTTGGGTGTTAATAAGTTTATAGACATCAACACCGTACCTATCAGCGAGAGTACGCCAAAAGTCCGTAATGCCACTTTTGCTTTTTAGTGAATCGTTTAGCTGTGCAACCTGATCCGATACACCTTCGATCTTTGTGTCGAAGTCGAGCTTGCCATTCTGTGCCCGCTTGTTCAGGTCTTGGAACATAGCGATGTTCGTAGACTGACGCTTGAACTCAGGAGCATTGAAGAAACCACCGGTGGGATCCTTGAACGATTCAGGGATCATCTTGATGACTTCTTGAGATGCCAGTTGTGCAGCCTCGTTTACGCTGATGCCTTTGTCTCTATATGCCTTGTACCGCGCACGGTATTCGGCCATAGCGTTCTGGGTAGCGTAGATATTCTTGAGGCTGTCGTACTCAAAGATGCCGGTGACATCTTTAACAGCAGCTTCGATCTTTGCCTGGTGATCCTCGACGATAGCTTCAGGAGGATTGACTTTGTCGTCATTAGTCACCAGCTCCATCTGCGTTTCCCGCTGGGCTGCATCGCTGATGCGATTGACAAAGTCCAAGGGGATAGGCAGACCAGCATTACGCCGAGCTTCGATGTCCTGAATGATCAGTTGATCGTCGTAGTCTTCGTTAGAAACCCAGGATCCAATCTCAGCGTTATATGCAGCATCGTTGAATCGATACTTAGCACGGATGGCAAGGAGAGCTTCTTCTGACCTGTCAGAGGCCATCCACTCTTCTCTGGCATCGATGTATGCCTGTCGGTCAGTGTTCTTTTGGAACTCAATGTTCCGGTTCAGCTTTTCTGTCTGAGCTGCCATTGCAGCCTGTTCGAGTGTCGCAAAGTCGTTCGATCGAAAGTCCCGCAGCGACATCGTTGCACCGTCACGCCTGGTGATTTGTGCGTCGAGAGCATTCAGAAACTTGTCAGGATCGATAGAACCATTTGTAAGGCCAGTACGAATCAGCTCTGTTGCAGATGCATATGCAAGTTTTGAGTCACCACCATATTGACCTTTGTACTGATCAACCCAGGCCATGAGGTTCTCAGCTGTCTGTGTCGGATCAGCGTCAACAAAGGTGGCGTAGAGATCTTGCTTACGTGCATTCTCACGAGCCTTTTGGAAAAGCTTTGCCTGGCGGTTTGCATAGGCAAGCTGCTCAGCCTGCTCAAACTTCCGCATCGACGGGAACAGGTTCTCATGCAGAAGCATCGGATTGAGATCCTTGTACTGCATCATGTACTGCTCACGAATCTGCTGTTCGATCGCAGCCCGTTCACGAGGGTCGTTGGTGTCGTTCAGTCCTAGAGCCTGTCCCTGCTGTGTGTAGTAAGTGCCGTAGTCAACGCCAGCTTGCGACAGCATTGCCTTGGCAAAGCCATACGCCTTCCAGCCAGACATCTCGCGCAGCTTCTCTCCGACGAACACGTCACCGCCATTGGCTTCGTATTCATCAGCAGCTTGATCAGCGGCAGCACGAGATTCAGCAAGGCTACGTTCACCAGCTTTGAACTCAGCGGTCTCTTCGTCGGTAGCGCCGTTAAACCAGTACTGACGCATACCTTCGAGCATCTCTTCTTCGTTCTGCTTTTTCTTCCGTTCAATCAGAACGTCAGCAAGAGAAGTAGAAAATTGAGCCAAGCCCTGTGCACCTTTCTCAAACTCACGTGCTCTCTGCTTATCACGAGCAAGCAAGTCAGCAGATTGCTGTTCTAGATCTCGAACGATCTGTGCATTCTGTTGTTCAATTTGTTGAGTACCAAGGTCAACCTGACTGGCTTGGAACTGACCACCCCGGCTGAATGATTGAAATGAAGAGGTCATAGTTAATAGTCAAGTACGCCGTCACCGCTGCTGTAGAAGGTGACTGAGGATCCATAGGGTGATGTTTCAGTTATCGAACCGCCTGGGTTCATGCTGCCCACATTGGGAGCCTTGAGGCCGTTGTATGCCTTGATGCCAGTAGATGCTGCTGATGCGATACCACCGAGGAATGCCATGTTTGCGGCAGTCATATCAGTGTTTGGTTTCACAGGAGCAAAGCCAGGCTGTGGCTTGAACTGGACTTTGGAGTAAGCATTTCGATTAGTCGCACGCAGACGTTCACGGATACTTTGAACATTGCTTTCGTATCCCTCACGTGCACGTATGAGATTGGAAGCCATCATGGCTTGGTCTCGACCAAATGCAGCCAGACCTCTAGCTGCGAGACGATCTGCTGTGCGGCCAGAACCGTAATACTTTTGTCCCTCAGATAGCTTGATAAACTTCTGCATAGCGTCTGCTGATGCCTGGTCAAACAAGTCATTCAGACGTGTCTGTTCGTCGGCATATGCACGGCTTGCAGAGAGAACATTCTCAGCTACCTGTGTTTCATATTCAGCAACACGAGTGCCATACAGCGCACGCTGGCCGTCCCACTTGATACGACGGATTGCTAGTTTTCTTTTGTAATCGTTGACTGCTGCTGTCTTCTCATCTGCGGCGGCTTTAAGTCCACCAACCGCACTCATTGCTTGACCAGCAGCGGCAAGACCTAAGCTAACGGGTTCGCACACGGCAAAATTCTATAAAGGTTAGATTGTTTGGACCGTAAGTAACTTCACGCAGGAACTTAAATCCAAGGAAACGGAGAAGCTTTAGATGGACGACATTGCGTTTGTCGGCAATGTTCCACAGCAACTCTTCTGGTCTGCTGTCGATGAACCGCTTGCACTTACGTGTAAACGACATCGGGTGTTTATGTATCTCAGGAGTGCATAACATCCAGATCCCGTTCTCGGGACCAATACCAAAGGCTGCACCCCACTTGTTATCGGGTGTCAGCCAAGCTCCTGAGTAGCCACTAGAAGCCCCTGCAAGGAGGCTGTAGAGGGGATTGTGACCATGACCCTCTGTAACCTCCCTGTAGTCTTCTGGGCGCAAATTAGAGGCCACTTCGACAGCGACCTCTTTAGTGAGTGGATAAATGTACCTAGACATTCTTGTAGTATTTGGGTGAATAATCACCCTCCCACGTCAAAGAAATAAGCGTTGCCGGAAGCGGTGATTCAGATTCGATTGATAAGGTAAAGTTATTATTCTTTTCATATATCGGAACAGTTCCGGTATACTCATCCTCTACCTGTACATCAGCAATCTTGTACTGGTTAAATGTCGACGAGGTGAACTCCTCGATGTAATCAACCTTACCTGTACGTGCACACACAGTCTTGTATTGACCAAGTCGACCAAAAGCAGGCTTGACCCGATGCACGATCAGGCTGCCACGCTCCTCATTGACAGTCCGCTCACCAGCCAGTTTCTGTACAAAGAAACGAGGCAGTTTTACAGACATCTTGTACTGATAGCCAAAGATCACGGAGCCACTGGAGTGGTCGCCATCAACGGTTACCGTCGTGCCGCTTGCAGGCACATCGATGTCGAGAGCAATGAAGCCGTTAGTACCAGCCTTCACAGCGACAAGATCGACAGACTTATCAGCAATGCTGGATAGCCAGCTCAGCGTGAAGGTCGTCTTGCGTGTAGTGCTGTTGTACGTACCGCCTGAAACACTTACATAGTTGTCTAAGTGCACAAGATATTCATTGCCGTTTTCTTCAAACGTAGACTCATCATCACGGATCAGATCAATCCTTTGCAGGAACATCTGGTTATCGATAAAGAAGTATGAGTCGTTGACACAGCAGTGGTACTTAATCGGACGGGTATGCTTCCAGCGGAACCAAGAAGACTGTACCTGTCGATCAGCTACGTTGAAATACTTGTAGCCAAATACCTCATCGCTGTCTTTCTTACCAAAGAAGATCGACGTATTCTCACGAGAGTCAGCAAGCAAGTCCAGGTCTTTGCTCAATACATTAGCAACAACTTTGCTCAGTTCATTGACGCTCGGCTCGCCTTCTCGTGCCACGTTAGACATGACAAAGAATCTGGTGAAAGCACCGGCATTGTCCAAGAATCCAGCCACAGTACCCAGGGAGAACGGCGGCACAGCAGTGTTGTAGTTGTACGTACTGATGCTGCTGAGTCGTGCAGTCTCTGGATTCAGGATGTCAGAGTCAGTAGCCAGCAGGAACTGTTGGTTCTCTGCAAAGACAATCATTCCAGTGTTGACTTCAATAGCGTCAAATAAGATCGCAGGATACTTAGAAGAACAACTGATGTCGATGGGGTCAGTGCCTGAAACTGTGAGAGCAGTGTTGACAAAGAAGTTGCCCAGGTCTCCAGGCTGAGAAAGTATGACGTTCTCATCACTAAGGAAAGCGAGACGGTTACGGAAGAACAGAACTTTGTTGATCTTGTTACCAACGAAGCTCGGCACAGGGTTTGTGTTGTCGTCTCCAACAGTCCGAGCGGAATAGGTAAAACGCTTGACTTTGAAGTTGCCGTTCGACGTGCGCTGGATAACAATCGGCAGCGTCAGCTGATCAAGCTCGTCTGCGATACCAGGCTCGGCACACTCGACCCAGGAGCCAGGACCTGAACCACCACCGTTGCCCTCAAAGCGCAGGTAGTAGTCGTCGTCAGCAGAGCTGCTGTTGGACACCTTGACGATGTAGCCGTGTTTGCACTGGAAAGGCAGACCAGTGATGTCGTTCACCTGATCGGTGATGACTGTCATCAGGTCTGTGTTCTGTGCTTCGACAGTGAAGTTGGTTGAGTTGCTGTAGAAGTAGATGCCGTTACCGATGACCTCGTGGCTGATGCCGGTGCCAGATAGCTCAGCAGTAATGCCACCCAGGATGCTGTCAGGAGTGACGTTGGTCTGCTGATCGAACGGAGTCGGATCAGGACGAACAGCTTTGATCGACGCTCGGACAGACACTGTCTCGATCTTGTCGATGTCGATCGGATAGTTCTTACCTTCCAGGGTCACAGTGCCTGCACTGCCAACTGTCCAACCCTCTCCACCGTGGAGCAGGTCAAGCCTATGGCTATACGTACAGGTGTAATCCTCAGCTTCAGGTGAATCGTCGTTACTGTTAGGGACAGGACCCTGTTGGCCTGTAACGGTCAGTCGGAAGACAAGGTTCGTTTTATTGCCGTCGTTAAGGGTGAACACCTTTGTGCCCACGTGCGGACAGTGTCCCCGGTTACCACTGAAGGTGTCGTAACCCTGACCAGTGGGGTTCGCAGATACCTGCGTTGCAGTGCTGATACTCGTCGTTGTATTCGACGTCGGGTTGTGGATATTTAGTCCGTACTGTCGACCGTTCTGTACACGCTTTAGCTCAATAAAAGCAGAGTAGGTATGTGGACGCTCATCAGTCTTCGACACAGACGTAGCCTTCATGGCAGCCGTGACGTTCCTGTTGACGACAAAGGTGTTGTCATTGATCGTCGTGAACTGCAAGGTCTCATCAGTGACAGTGCCGTTCGACAGGTAGTTCTTCAGATTTGTCTCTTGTCCACTTTCGTAGGTAACCGTGATTGCGTTACCAGTGTCGGTATCCCACATGTTGACTGATCCATCTGTCTGGACCTGTCCGATGTAGCTGCCCTCGTTTTCATCACGATAGTAGTGAAACCAGTAGCCGCTAGTAGTAGCGCCGGTCAAAGCAGAGGTGCCAATACGACGTGCACCTGGGCGCTTGTATAGACCTTTGTTCAGATCAGGGATGCAGTTCAATGCATCTTTAACTTGACCCTGACCCATCTGGCTGTCAGGCACCTTTGAGATGCCACCAAAGAAGTTTGGAATAGTTTGAGTAATACTTGCCATCAGCGACGTAATCCACGGAAGGGTTCATAGGAGCGATAGCCCTGGTCATGTCCCATACCGAGGAAGTTGTGGTCACCCTGATTGCATTCGTACTCAGTGACGATTGCACGGGCGTAGGCTTCCTGCTGGCCTAGGAGCTGCACGAGCGTCGGGTTCGACACGAGCTGGGTGGCTGCACGGACAGAAGCCTTAGCAACAATCAGACGCTTGAAGGGCTGCGGCAGATCCTCGAAGGGGAACAACCACACCACATTCATGTCGATTTTTTTGTCGAATTTATAGGTGTGCTCAAGTTTGTTGTAGAGCTTGCCGTCACGTTTGACGACATCAGAAGAGCGATACACCTCTTCTTCGCACACATCCATTCTCAGGACATTGCTGGGGATAGAGATATTGCCGTTGTTGTCAGGAGTGAATGGGTAGTGGTCTTCACGGTTGTAGACCCATCCCTCGCTTTGTACTTCGACGTTGCTTTCTTTCAGGAGATTGTAGATGAACTCAATCTCAGGATTTGTGAAGTTCAGGCTGGTCACTGGAGACTGACCGATACTCCCCAAAATTGAGTTTACTGCGGATAGTTCGGTATCGAGATCAATAGTTGTAGGAGTTGCCATAGTTAAAAAAAGGGACCCCGAAGGATCCCTTGTATGGAATAAATATCAGAAAGCAGAAGGTGCAGTAGCGCCCACGTGCAGCTCAACAGCGCAAGCGGGGTTCAGGAAGTCTGCGCCCATAGCCAAGCGTCCCAAAATAACGTCGCCTTGGTAGACCACAGAGACGTCACCCGAGGTCACCTGAACCTGAGGTCCGATGGTCTCGACGACACCAGCGGCTTCTTTCTGGAAGATGAGGCCGCAGGACTTAGCGCCAAGCTCAGCGTTGGTGCCGTAGTCGTTGTTGATGCCGGTCTGAGCGCCGGAAGCATCCTCAGGGGTAGGAGCGATGAAGTCGCCGGTGTTACCAGGAGAGGTCTCGCCGGTGGTACCGCCGTACTTGGTGCCGTACTTGCCCAGGAACGGGATGTTCATGGACTTGTAGATCTTGATGCCAGCGATCTCGACGATGCCCTGACCGGACTGACGGGCGGTGCCCTGAGCGTCGCGGTTCACCAGACCGTTCTCACCGACCTCTTGGATCAGTGCGTAGTACTGGCGGGGGTTCAGAACACCCACGCGGCCATCCTGAGACACGCCTTTCTCATCGAGAGCAGCGGCAGCGTCGTAGAAAGCAGCAACCAGGTTCTGAGCGTTGAACGCATCAGACTCGTTGGTGGTAGAACCCACACGGATCTGGGTGCCACCGGGCTCAACGAAGTTGGACTTGGTGATCGGAGAAGCCTGACGTGCACCGCGAGCGATAGCACGGAAGATCAGACGGTCATATTTTTCGGCAAGTGCATAGCCGATTTTTTTTGAGATCTCGCCTCTCAGCTCGTAGTGAGCCAGGGTCTCATCCAATTCATAGACAAAAGCGGAGCTAATCAGAAGGTCATCAACGGTGATGGTCTTCTCGGCCACCGGAGGTGCGCCGTCGCTGTTGCCAAGAATGGCGTTGCCAGGAGTATGGAACTCAGCCGTGGTACGACCGGTGTAGATGAACTGAAGAGACTTGCCGTTCTTCAGGGTGCGCTTCATGACCAGGTCACGAGCGATCGCGTTGTTCTCGAAGCCCTTGAACATCTCGCCGCTGAACAGCTTGAGGTACAAGGCGCGGGCGTCACCCGCAGCATTGTTTTGACCCTGACGAGTAAGTTGAGTAGTCAGAGTAGAACTTTGATGTGCCATTTTTTAGCAAAAATTAAAAGAGGATATGTACAAAGAGTCGATCGATCAAACAAGGTTGTGGTCTTTTCCCACCGTCATGACGGCAAAGGGTATCCTCCTCAGAGGGCCAATGCCAATAACTGAAGGGGGGAATCGAACCCCCCATAAATCACCAGATCAGTTCAGAACAGTTTTCTTGTAAGCAGTTCCGCGATAGCAGAGCGCAAGCTCTTTAGCCTCACGCAGCATTTTGTTGTATTGCTTGAGGATGTAACGCTTTTCGAGATCAGACATAGTTCGTACAGGAAAGACCTAACCCCCGTTCCATGGTTAGGCAACATGCGTCCCAATGGGATGAACGTACGAATTGATTAGCCGATTGCAGGTGCTTGAAGGGCGACCTCAGTGGTAGAGGCCATAGCCAGATCAAGCGGGAAGTTGTGAGCATTTCGCTCGTGCATCACCTCGAAGCCGAGGTTGGCACGGTTGAGAATGTCGGCCCAGGTGTTCACGACGTGACCCTGAGCTTGGATGGATTGGTTGAAGTTGAAGCCGTTCAGATTGAACGCCATGGTGCTAACACCTAGCGCAGCGAACCAGATGCCAACCACAGGCCAAGCAGCCAGGAAGAAATGCAGACTGCGACTATTGTTGAAGCTGGCGTACTGGAAGATAAGACGACCAAAATAACCATGAGCGGCAACAATGTTGTAAGTCTCTTCCTCTTGCCCAAACTTGTAGCCATAGTTTTGAGATTCAGTTTCGGTGGTTTCGCGAACAAGCGAAGACGTGACCAAGCTGCCGTGCATAGCACTAAACAGGGCACCACCAAAAACACCAGCAACTCCCAGCATATGGAAAGGATGCATGAGAATGTTGTGCTCAGCTTGGAACACAAGCATGTAGTTAAACGTGCCAGAAATACCAAGAGGCATACCGTCAGAGAAGGAACCCTGTCCAAATGGATAGACCAAGAAGACAGCAGAGGCAGCGGCTACAGGAGCTGAGTAAGCAACGCAGATCCAGGGACGCATACCCAGTCGATAGCTGAGTTCCCACTCACGACCCATGTAGGAGAAGACTCCAATGAGGAAGTGGAACACAACCAGTTGATATGGGCCGCCGTTGTAGAGCCACTCGTCAAGAGTGTTGGCTTCCCAGATCGGATAGAAGTGCAGGCCAATAGCATTGCTGCTAGGCACAACAGCTCCAGAAATAATGTTGTTGCCGTACATCAGAGAACCTGCAACAGGCTCACGGATTCCATCGATGTCGACAGGTGGCGCTGCGACGAACGCCGTAATAAAACAAAGGGTTGCGGCAAGAAGGCACGGAATCATCAAGATGCCAAACCAGCCAACGTATAGACGGTTGTTGGTGGACGTCACCCACTGACAGAAGTCATCCCACGTAGAGGATGACCGCTGTCCATAAGAAATTGCAGTCATAGCAGGAATAAATGCTTGAACCTCCCACCCGCCGCATTTATTGTTAATCAGTGGAAGTGATACTTGACGCCGACTTTGGTTGCCCAGTCGGTGTCATCAGCAGCAACGACGGAGAGTTCGCCGTAGACGTCCAGGCCGTGGACGATGTCTTCGACAGAGCCTCCGATCTTTGCGGACAGGTCAGTGTCGTTAGTGCCGCTGTCGCTGTTGATCACAGGACCGCCTTGGATAAACCAGCTTGCGTTACCCACACCGCCTTCACGGCCAACGTGGATCTCAGTAGAGGCAGCCCCACCGATGGTGGAGTTGATCTCAGTCTGCACATAGTTTTCAGCAGCTTGAACGCCATGGGCGCAGCCGAGAAGCAGACCAGCAACAATAAAAGATTTCATAGTAATAGATAAGGGTGGATAAAAATAATCAGGAATCAGCTTCGGTTTCGCCTTCGACGACAACCGGTGCTTCGATCACTTCGTCAGTGATGTGCTCGTGGTGATGACCAGCAAGGTGTGCGCTGGCAGCAGAGCAGAAAACAAAGATGCAATAAGAAGGAGTTTCATTTCTTTTTGGCAGTTTTTGCGGCGCGTTTGAAATTCTTAGCCGTGGGTGCGCCTTTAGCTCCAGGCTTTCTCATTTTCTCGCCACTACCAGCAGCGATCCTTTTTCGTTTAGCGTGAATGTTGGCGTACAAGCCACGTTTTGCAGGCATGATTAACACTTCCAGCGTCGTAGAGCGAGAGCCTTCCTAGTAGGACGACCCTTGCTGTCTTTCATTGGTCCTTTGTTTCCCGACATGCGGGCACAGAAAGAACGCTTACGTGCACCACCACCAGGCTGAGGAGCCTTCAGGTTGGAGCCAGTTTCTCTGTTGTATTTGGCACGACCCGCAGCAGTGAGACCACCTTTGCGGGACTTGTGCTTACCCATTCTGAGGCTTACGTTTTACTTTTTGTAGCCACCTTTCTTTCCTCCTTTGCAGGAGCCTTTGCCCTTGTGAGCCATTACCAGATACCAGGAATAATTTGTCCAGTGAGTGCGTAGCTGATGAAGGCAGCCATGATGCCGACCATGGCAAAGCGGCCATTCATCTGCTCAGCTTTTTCGTTGTGGGACACGGTGTACTTTTCGTCGAATGTCATGGGTGGTTCTTTTGCGTAGAGGTTGAGGCGACCACGCTCTTCAGTAACAGTGGTCATCAGAAAGAAATGTCAGAGCGTTCGAGACGCATCAACACGTCGTTGCGATATGCAGGGTCGCGGTCGTAGCGAGGATCAGAGATCGCCTCGACTACTTCCGCCTGGCTACGGAATGCATCGCCAGAGCTGCTGGGCGGCTTACCCTGCAACTGACGACCTTCGTATCCATTGACTGCCTGATAGCGGGCTTGCAAGCCAGCCATGATCATCTGGATCTGTGCCAGTGATCCGTTCTCGATCGTTGCGTTGAACGCATCCAGCTCAGCATCAGACAGAGCATCAGCAGCCCAGTTGGTGATTTGGTCGTATGCCTCCTCACCACCGACAGAAGCCTTCAGTTCATTGACGTCAGCGTCAGTGAGATCAGCAGCTTGTGCCGGTGCAGGGTTGCCCTCTTGCAGGTTCATGTATGCAGCGAGGAGATCTGCGCTGTCCATCTCGGCCAGTTGGTCGAAGGTTTCCTGCGTGATCTCTCCGGTCTCTGCGAACTCAGTAGATGCTGCGGTGAGCATGTCGGTAGCAGGATCAATCTCTACTTCCTCTTGCTCTTCCATCTCGCCTTCTTCTTCAGGCTCATCAGATGCTTCGCCCAGCTTCTTCTGAAGCTCCAGGTAAGCGTTCTCTAGTTCCTCAGCGTTCTTGTACTTACCGGCCAGCAGGTTCTCCTGCTCAGCCATAAGCTCTTCGCCCACTGCCAGAGAATCCTGTTCCTCTTCGGTCAGGACCTCTGAATCAGGGGCGTTGTCATAAGTAAGGGTTTCAGCCATTGGGTGGTTGGGTTAGTTGTTGTGCGATGTCAGCAGCGTCAGGGTTCTTGGTCGGATCCATGAGAGGAACGCCAGCCATCTGACCGGCTTGATCCACCAGGGACTTGGATGCGTAGACCTGCTGCTGTTGTTGCATGTCTGCCTGCATTTGCTCAGGCGTTTTGACCAGGTTCAGCACGTCGATACCTTGTGCGGCTGCCAGTCGTTTGATTGCTTCACTGGCGTCGATGAACTTCATCAGCGCCTCAGGTCCGAGTGTCTGGGCAATGGTGCCGATGAAAGCTGTGAGGCTCTCTCGGTCTTGACCACGACCCAGTGCATTCACACCGGCCACGATCTGTGGCTGGACATAGTCCTTAGGAATGCTGGGTAGCTGACCACTACGGGTCATCACCATCAAGGTGCGAGCCAGGTATGGCTTGAGGAACTCGACGGTCAGCAGGCTGAACAGTCCGCCCAGTTGCTGTTCGAGTTCGAGTTGTGTGAGGCGTACTTCCTCAGCAGTGGTACGTTCTGACTGACGGATGTTGAGCAGCAAGAAGGCTTCACCAAGACGACGCTCGATCTGCTGTGCCATCTGTGACGCAGTAGCGAAGTCAGCGGTCTTGCCTACCTGCACGACGGAGACGTCTTCAGGTCGACCCTGAACGATTGCTCCGTTACCTGCCTTGGCAATGGTCTGGGGCTTGGTGCTGGCAGCAGGGTTCACAAGGAACACCACCTTTGCAGCAGCAGCAGAACCTTCGATGAGTGCCTGACTCAGTGCTTCGAGAGAACGCAGGTCACCCAGGAACTCTTCCACACGGCCACGGCCATAGTCTTCACCATCAACAGCGTTGAAGCGAAGGACCAACCAAGGAGAGGCGTCAGCAGGAGCAGTGCTCCGTGAGCCTTCGATGATCATGTCGTCGACTTCCTGGTGCCATATCCAGGTACCACCCTCTGCACGTTTGACGTAGGTGTAGACCTCAGCGTCTTGGTCGTTGTTGCCTTTGCCCGACACAGAGTTCGGATCAGGCACAGGGTCGATACCCAGCAGCTTGCGGTTGACCAGTTCCTTGGTAACGATCTCGCACACGTAGCCGTTGCCGTCACGGCTGACTACGTAGCGATTCAATGGGAAGTTCTTCAGACCCTCTTTGCCCATAAAGATCAGGGCGTTACCACCCACGATCAGGTGCTTCAGGGCCTGGTGAACGACGACACGATCACTGGATGCAGCGATCTTGTCCATGACCATCCGCTCCATCTTGGAGAAGGACAGGTCAAGCTCACTCCGCACCTTCGGGTCCAGCTCTTCACCCAGCTTGTCGTCACGGACTTGCAGTTTGAAGAAGGTTGTCTGCGGAGGAAGAAGAGCGAGCATCAGCTTTGCAGCCAATGTCACGACTGACTTGGCACCCACGGATTGCCATGGGGTAACCAGTCGCTTGTGGTTCTGACGAACAGTGAGGTCGTCAACAATCAGATGCGGCAGCGTCAGTTCGGAACACTCAACTGCTGTATCTAGAAACTGATGTCTGTCAGAAGACAGTTGGTTGTACCGTTCTTTCGCTTTAGACATTCAGACCTCCAGTACTGCCACCAGCAGACTGCTGTTGGAGAGGAATCTTCAGGTCCTTAGCGCCAATACGCTTGGCCTTAGTGGTCGACATCTTCTTAGCGAAGTCAACCTTCGGCTTCTTCTCGTCTTTGTCAGCGATTGGTGTCGGCGGCGGGGGAGCCTTAGGAGGCTCAGGATTTTCCTTGACGATCGGCGGAAGTTTCGGCGGATCGGGTGGCTTAGGAGGGTTAAAGCCAAGCAAGCTTGCAATGTTTACACACATTATTCTTCAAGAATTTGGTTGATAAATTGAACAACACTGGCTTGACCAGCCCTGTAGTAAATGTCAGCGGGTAGATCTGTAGGTGTGATCGGCTCGCTGGGGAACGCTGCCGCCAGCCGAGCCTTAATCACTTCCAGTTTTTCGTACTGGAACTTAAGCGTATTGTGGGAGGTTGACATTGCTGTGCTCGAAGAAAGCTGGCATCCGAGCAGCCTTTGTCTCAGCTAACTGTGGAGCTTTGCCTTCGTACATCAGACGGTCGCTGGAATCCAGCCAGAATTTTTTGTTGAGGTACTTGTCGGTGTGCTCGCCCAGGGGCTGCATCACCCAGTTGATTGTCGCCTTGCGGAGCTTGTCCAGAGACGGGCTGATGTTGTGACCCAGCTCGGCATGTGCCAGTGAGTTCACCGCCACATGGATTTGTTCGTCTCGGCTAATATCCGCCGAAACGGTTCTCATACCAGCGTCACCATTAAAGCGAAAGAATGGTAGAAGAACGAAGAAGATTGCACGTTCGGCCACCAATGCTTTGGTGATCGTGTGATCAGGATGTGCTTCCCACGCGGACTTAAGCCGTAGTGCTTCCGCCTCAGCCTTCTCATCAACGCCGTAAGCATTGGCGATGTAACCAAGTGCGAGGTCGTGGTTCTCTTCGTCTTTGACATTGGACTCCAGTACCTCCCGTGCAAGGCTTGGTACTTCAGTGGAAAGAGCATCTTTAATAAAATCTCCCACAGGTAGTTCCATATGCCTCAATGCAAGAGCACGGTGGATTGCTTCCTCCGCGCCCGCTTTGCATGTACCGGCATTCGTCTGGACCGGAGTCCATTTTCGTTTTCGATTGAGTAGTTTCTCGTACGGGTTCATTCCTGACAGTCACATTGAAGATCATTAGTTTGATCCTCTCCGTTGATTAAGCTGGCAAGATAGTCTTCGACTTCAGTCTCTTCTAAGGCTGCATAAGCACTGGACTTATCTTGAACGTCACCCATCACTTGGAGAGAATAATAAAGGGAGGTCTGCGGACCCGCTAACCACTCTTCGATAAAGGCGTTGTCGTAGGTGACAACATCACTCCAACTGTTGAAGCTATACCCATGAAGAAGTCCCGTGCGGCTGAGCAAAGTCATGATGCCGTCGGCAACACGCTTGTAGTTTTCCCAGCCAACTTCTGAGGCGATCTCGACGTCGCCATAGTTGTATGTTTCTACGCCGAACGTACCGCTGTCGCGGTCAACCGTGCGGCTGATTGGTGGTGCGATCTCTGGTGTTGCAGTAAAGCCATCCAGATCCTTGCTTCGATAACTGCACGAGGCAGTGGGTGCGATAGCAAAGGCTCGAACCATATTATTGTTGCGAGCGATTTCGGCGGCAGCATCAATACCAGCGGCAATGGCAGATACCAATTCAAAGGCTGGTGTGCGTACCACGCGGCCTGCATTGAAGTCGTCCAGAGCAATTCCGAACTGCTCATAAGTTACTTCGTACCGCCGTAAGAGTCCGGCAAGTCCAAGCATTCCCAGGCCGACTTGTCGATCGGTTTCTGGAGGAAGATATTCTCCTGAATCACCCACGCCAGTCTGAGCGTGGAGGCTACACAGTTGCGACATACCTTCAGTGAAAGCTCGCTCGATGTCTCCGTACTCACAGGCAGAGAGATTGATATGTTGGAGGAGACATGTTCCGCGTGAGGGCAGGTATACCTCCAGGCATACGTTCCCTCGGATTCGGTTTCCTTCATTGTCGTACTTAACTTTGTTTAGCCAGATGTCACCTGACTTGATTCCGTATAGGAGGTCCTCCTTAAACGGACACCCCTCCCACCATTCAGGCGTGATGTTGATGCATCGCTTGACCCAGGGCAGCTCTTGACGTGGAGCTTTAATAAACTCAAGTGCATCAGGGTGGCTGAGATCAAGATGACACACAACAGCACCGTTTTTATACACGCCGCCGCGACGGAGTATCTCATTTAACGTTGAGTAGATTTTTGCGAAGGACACTGGTCCAGATGCAACCAGGCCTTTGTCATTTTCTGTTCCTTTGGGTCGCAGTTTCGACAGGTGAACCGCGCAACCTGCTCCATATCGTAGAGCGTGTGATACAAATTTCCAGGATGCTTCAATGCCATTGTCTCCAGTGATTGAATCTTCGACTACAAAAACTGTGCAGCTGACGGGAAGGCGGGAAGTGGGATCGTCAAGCCAGGACTGAACGCGGCCAGTCCTTGAGATATAAGATGCGGTGGTCATTCGATGATCAGGTCGTTCAAATAAGGTGGGCGGTAGTTAGGTCCTTTCATGACCTTGCCGTCTGCGCGGTAGATAGGCTTGCCATTTGCATCGAGCTTCGACATGTTTGATTCATGTACCCGATGCATTGCTTCATCCAGATCCCACTCTTGCGAAGCGGCAAATTGGTAGCAGACATATACAAGGTCTGCTAGTTCCTTGAGCTGACAGACGTCAGGCTCCATGTGAAATGCTTGGTGGAACTCCGACCACTCTTCATCAATAAGAGCCTTCTGAGTCCCCCTCAGCGATGGTCCAGTCGTCAGTGAATAAGCGGAGCGGAACTCTTCCGCCTGGTCCATCAAGCTCGTGTGAATGTAGGAGTTCATTTTCAAGATAGTGGATAGCTTTTTTAAGATCTTGAACCTTGGTGTTATCACTCTTGAATCCAGCTCTGCAAATGTATTTGATTGCGTTGCCGAGGTGATAGTTAAGTTGTTGGTCGCGTATGAAGTCCCAGACTTCTATTGTTCCTCTGGTGTAATGGGATGGTGACTCGGCCACTTGGTTACGAGGTTGCGTACGGTATTGGCGAGGCAGAAGTTCTGGTGTTGAAGTGCCATGAACAACGTGATGATGTCGCTCTTGTCTGCCTCGGGAAGTAAGTCTTCAAGCCTTCTCAGCTTGAACTGTTGCTCCAGTGTCAACTCCACCACCGGCATCGGCGGGAGTCCAGGGGATGACTCGTCGTTCGAGCTGGTCATACTCCTTATTGGTGAGAATCTTGGCGAGTCGTGCATTGATAAGTGCGTCTTCTTCAGTGAGATCTTTGTCGGTGAATGCTTTGAGAACGGTGTCCCAGTTGTATCCATGCTCATCAAAGAGAGCGACAGCACGCTTGATTCCAATGCCAGGCACGCCGCCATACCCATCGGTCTGATCACCAGCCAGTGTCTGGATGAGATGCCATCGCATCCCTTCCTCTTCTGTGATCTCTACGACTTCGTCAAGGTTGAATAGTTTGCCAGGGATCTGTCGCATGTCCTTGTCAGGACTCACGATGCAGTTGCCTGGGTTAGCCGTGGCGTAGATACCCATTGCATCATCAGCTTCCAGCGTTGGCATACGAATGACTTCGTACTTCTCAGCTAGTGCATTGATGCAACGTTTGTACCCACAGGGCTTTTTTCGATTTCGATGTCCCTTGTAACTCGGTAGAATTTTTTTCCTAAAATTTACAGAGTCACTGAAAAACAGGATCATCTCAGGTACATCCCACATGAAGTGTCCTTTGATCTTGGACAGCTCACGTTCGATGTTGCTCAGTGCTTCGCTGAACTTACTGATGACCATGATGACGTCGTCACCCCAGTCAATCTCTGATTCAGCTCCTGCACAGGATTTGTAGACAATGTAGTCGGCATCAATGAGAAGTTTCATCAATGGACCTCCGACCAGTTCCTCCCTTGCTTAGCTTCTGCTGCGATGGGGATGCGTAAGTTGTAGTATTCGCCAGCCGCTGCTGCGCTGTATACCAGGGATGCTGATAGGTCTGCTGCATGATCGGGGTGGCACTCGAATTGGAGTTCGTCATGTACGAAAGCAAGCTGTGCACAGCACAACTTTGTGGATTCAATAGTTTGTTGGTTAATAAGCATCCACCGCTTCGCAATGGTGCCGGCTCCTGACTGGAGCAAATAGTTCAAGGCTTTGTGCGGACTATCCAGAGCGATCTTTCGACCGTCTATCGATCTGACAAAGCCCTTCTCAGACGCCTTCTTGATTGCCTCAAGAAGTTCTGCAAGTCCATCAATGGCAGTAACAAATGCCTGCCTGATCTCCTTGCCTTTGGATTTGGCAGCGCGATCATTCAGGGAAGAGTCAAAGGAGTGTCCAATTTTGGCGTCACCTGCACCGTAGAGGAAGGCGTAAGTGACTGTTTTAACTTCGCGCCTGCTGATTCCAATCTTGTCTGCGTTGACTTGATGTATGTCTCCGTTGAGGAGAATGTCCGCATAGCGTCCCGCATCGTATCGAGCGAGGTAATGTGCGAGCATCCGCAACTCGATGCCGCTAAGATCGGCACCCACCATAACTTGACCAGGGGTTGCCGTAAAAAGTTCTCTAAATTCATGATCACTCGGGCACTGCGCCAGGTTGGGTTTACGGTGTGCACATCTGTGCGTGTTTGTAGCAACTGAACAATGATGATGTATCCGGTCAGCAGTCGTACATAGCTTCAGCCATGCGTTCGTGCCTTCCGAGATCATCCCCAATTTCTTCGTAATATCGAGACACTTCAGAAAATCCAAAGCAATCGGTGTCCCAATATCCTTCAGAATCACTTCGTCGATGATGGGCTTCCCAGTAGGACTCATCTGGGTTGGCTTCCAACCATGAAATGTTTGCAGGATCCATGAAATATGGTCGCGTGAGGTTGGGTTTAACTCTTTCAGTTTGGTGAACGTACATCCTTCGACGTATCCAGAGGTCTTGTTATTTCGTTTAGGAGTGAACTCTGATCCTTTGACGTAAGGATGCCTGTTGCGTAGTAGCTCACAAGTTTGCTCAAGCTCTCCTCGGAGAGAAGATGCAAGTTCCCATGCAGCCTTTGTATCAAAGTGCCATCCATGTAATTCTTGTTTTGTCAGCAACTGGGCGACGTCGTGCTCTAACGCAACCCAGTCAGGTAAGGGTGGAAATGCTCGCATAATTTTTTGGTGACGTTTACATCTTGGACGCAGTAATCCTGCATCTCTTGAGACCACGTCTTCCAATCAGTGTCCTTCCCAAACGAGCCTTTGAACTCGCCCAGGCGGTACCCGTAGCTCTCAAGGCTGTGCCGTCCCCACATGTAGGAAGGCATGTTTTTCCAGCGTCCGTTGTACGAACCGCTCTTGTTCTTTGGACCACGATCAACATCGAGAATGTCAGCGTGGTAGAGCCGAGACAACAACAGTGTGTCTACAACCAGGGCGGTGGGCTGGAACCACGGATAGATCTTCTGAAGTACAGGTATGTCGTAGCCGATGACATTGTGGCCGCAAATAACTTCTGTATCTTCAAGGCGTTGAACGCCGCGACTGATAGGTTCGCAGTCGCCTTGGTCGTTGTAGACAACAACCTCGTCAGTCTCAGTGTCATAGATGACAAGACAGTGAACACGGGTAACATCATCTAAAAGACCGTCACTTTCCAGATCGAATACCAGCATTTTTCCAGTTGTATGTTTTGTCTACGAACTGAGCACGGCGAACCATTGCATCAGTAGGAGGCTTCGGCCTAGAAATCTGCTGTTGCGTCAAACTCTTGTTCGGTGGATTGTTCATGGAATTTGCAAGTGTTCAGGTCATATTTGATTTGGCAGGCGACGCCAACCTCGCCTGAATATCGATTTTTAAGGACTCGCACAGTCGTAGCATCTCGTTCAGATCCACTCTGCTGATTTCTCTCCAACGCAATACATGCGTCGCTGAGTTGAGCAATAGCAGCGGATCCGCGAAGCTGTCCAAGCGTGACCCGGGCTCCCTCTTCATGGTTGACATCGTTACTCGTTCTCCGTAGGTGTGAAACAAGGAACAACGAGATACCGGTGCGCTCAACCAGTGAGCGAAGTTTGGTCATCGTTGTGTCGATCATCCGCCGCTCGTCGCCGTCAAGGCCGCTGAGCAAAATAGACAGGTGATCAAGGAAAACAACACGGGTCTCAAGAGCAGACGCCATGTATTCGATTCGGTTGTAGACGTGGTCTGGGTCGTACGATCCAAAGCCGTCAAAAAGGTGGAGATTCCACTTGGCGATGGTGTCATCGAACGCCTCAATCAGCTCAGATCGATCATGCTCTCCAAGGTGGAGACTTCGTCCTGTTGCTGCGGACATAAGTCCGAGAGCTGTACGGCGATTTGACTCTTCAAGTGCCATGTAACCGACCCGTTCTCCTTGGTTAAGCAAGTGAGTACATAAGTCGCGACAGAAGGACGATTTGCCAATCCCTGAGCCCGCAGTAATCGTGACAAGCTCTCCGTACCGGATCCCGTGTAGCTTTCGTTGTAATCCTTGAAAGGGGTACTCATGATCTGAGGGTGGAGTAGGTGTTGTGACGACCTCAAGCAATGTCTTTGCGTCGACAATGCCGTCTGGTTTGTATTGCTCGTGAGCGAAACTCAGTAGGTCACGAATGGCCTTCGTATCTTTCGCCTGTAAAGCCTCTGAGGCATCCTTGTAGTTGGCTAGAAAGCCGATGTAAGCCTTGCCAGGTGGTAACACCCCGGCAGCCTCTTCGGCAGCCTTACGGCCCGGCTGATCATTGTCAAAAAAGAGAATGACCTTATCGAATGCCTGTATGTATTCGTAGTTGTCCTGCATCGCTTTCTTAGCTGACGCAGCACCATTCGGAATCGATGTAATGGCGTAGTAATTAGGCTGTGCCTCATAGACGCTCATGGCGTCCATCTCGCCTTCCGTGATGACAAGAGTGCTCTCTGTACCCTTGCCGCTTTTGATCGTTGTTGTCTTGGGGAACTTGTTCATACCGAACAAGGTCTTGACTGTCCCCTCCACTCGGAATTGTTTGTCAGGAGTTCTTACTTTTGCTCCGACAACCTCTCCAGCGCCATCGATGTAATAGTGGCGTAGAAGTTCTCCTTCTCTGTAGGTTTTGTAGAACTCACATACCTTTTCAGAGATTCCTCGGGAGTGCAGCCTTCCGGCTGATCCTTGAAGTCGTACATTTTGCACGCGATGGTGAGTGTGATGGTTTGCTGTACCGTCGCCAGGTTTGTAGTACTGGCATTTGTGGCAATACTCGTGCCCGTCCGTGTAGATGCTGTTTGCATCAGATGATCCACAGTTCGGGCAAGGTATGTGCCGAATAAATTCAGAGTCGCTCACAAGAGCCAATCAATAGGGATATTTGCGAAGGACGTCCACTTGATGCCGAGCTTGTCGCACCACTGTGCGTACGTCGTCTTCGATTTTTTTGAGATTGTATTGAACGGTGCCTGAAAGACCATGCGGAGATCGATGTCAGGGTTCTGTTCGATCACCGCCTTGATCTTTTTACGATCTTTACTGTCCCAGTAACCCTTCGCCTCAAGCCAGACCCCATTCGGAAGAATGAAGTCAGGCGTGTAGTTGTGCTGGATTACGTACGGGACCTTGGTCGATTCGTATTCGTATTTGACACCCAGTTCTACGAGAAGATCAGCGATCCTCTCTTCGAGACCGGATCGAAAAGCCATCAGAAGTCGACGTCGTCAGCAGGTGCAGCAACGTTTGGCTCCTGGGTTTTGAATCCCTTGGTCTTGCCGAACAGCTCGGCCACGTCCACGTCGTCCATGTCGCCAGTGTCCACACCAGCAGAAGTGGCAAGGGTCACGACTTGGACACCCTGCAACTTCAGGCTGGTGCCGTAGGTCACTTGGTCCTTGAGGATGTAGGGCTTCTGGAAGAAGGCCAGCTTGACCTTGCAACCGGAGTAAAGCGGAGTGTTCTCGTCTTCGATCGGAGTGCCCTCGGTATCAACGATGCCGGGCTTCATCTCCTCATTCCATGAGAACTTGATGGTGTATTTACCCTCAGCAACTTCTTCCCATGGCTCAGGCTTCAGGGTCGAACGCTTCGGATTCTTGAGCTTTGACTCAGCCCACTTGAGACACTCAGGGCGCTCAGCTTCCAGCTTGTCGACGACGTCCTGGCCGACGACAGCCTTGAGGTTGTACCCGAACTTGCCGGGCTTCAGTACGGCCTGAAATCCTTCAAGGACAACGGGCTGTTCAGTGACAATAGTGTTGCGTGCCATTAACAAAAGAAATAGGTGGAGTCAATCACCGACTGGGGTTCCAACGTGTCGATGATCGGAGGATCTGTCTCTGCTCCGATGTAGTGAGCAAAGTCGGTTAAGTAGTCATGCTCCGCAAAGAGATGCATGTATGTCTCGCGAACAATGGCTGAAAGAACAGACATGTCAGTAGCACGACAAAGTACCGAGTCGTGTATGAGGGAAAGCGGAGCGTTGAAGCGGAGTGCAGATAAGTGCAGCAGACTTGCATCTAGCGAGTGAATGAGATTCGGAGCTGTAGCGTTTTTATGGTGGTTCTTATCAACCTTGTCGCCTTCTTCAGTCGCCAGCTTGATCTTGCAGTCACCCAGTAGTTGAAGCTTGAGGATCTGTGTCTTCGGCTTCATTAGTTTCTGTGTGACGGTGAAGCCTGATGGTGTGACCCATCGAAGTTGTGTGGCTCCACGATCGATAGCAGCAGCGACCTCGCTCTCTATCCACTTCATGACCCGCATCGGTCCGGGAACAACGACGTCCATCGCATCCCGAACTGCTTTGACTGTCGCTGTGAGGTCGTCCTTCTCTACTTCGACACCTTTTTCTTTCAAGGCTTCACGTATGTAGCCTCGATTTGAATAAGGTTTAGCGTTGTAGGGGACAGTCATGACCGTTCTTTTGGTCGTTTTCCTGTCCATGTGAGGACGTATGCACTCAGGCACATGTGGCTTAGCCTGTTCAGCAATAACTTTGTAAGCATCCTGTGGCCTATCACTAGGCAAGACGTTTACGAGCTTCGCTGTATTGGCGTCTCTTGCCAATCCGGCAAGAATTTGTAGCCCACTACAGGTAGCATCAACAGCGACAGGCAGATGAGTGAAAGCTCGATCGCAACAAATAACTGTATGAAAGTATTCGTCGCAGGCAGCAAGGAAAGTCCATGGCTCATCTGCGACCTCCCACTCGTGGAGGTACGTGATCGGGTCTTTAGCGACATTCTCAATTAGTTCATGGTTCTCAAGCGTCCATGCAATTCGTTCTTGCATCGGAGCTTTGTCCAATCCATACGTAGTCGCTACTTGAAAGGCAAGCCAGTCTTCTGCCTCAGGTGTTACGAACGACCCCTCATAGAAGGTCAACAAAGACTTTCCGAAGTCGGTGTCCTGAGGTGTAAGAAAGGCAGGGATCGGGTAAGCACGACCCCTGTAATCGAAGCTCCAAGGAATGTAGAACTTGTCTACGTCTTGGAAGACTTCCACTGCGTTCATGGTCATCCTTGTACGACATGACCTCTGAAACGCTTGTGCGTTTTTGTTGTGAACCTCTGCTGCTGCACGACGGTAAGACATCTCACTGTCTTTGTTGTCGTCGATGTCAGCAGGTTTGGGTGGTAGAGGTATCTCAACAATAGGGATAAACTTACCGACCGCTTCACCTCTCTCCATCAACTGTTTTGCAACGTCGACGATGAAAGGGTTGAGTCGGTATGCAACCTTCTGAATCTTGTTCAGAAACTTGATTGGAGTTTCTCCCTGTATACATGTCCTGTCTCCCCGACGGACCATGTCGTACCCACGCATGACCTCATTGAGGAGGTATCCGCCTGGTCTTTCTTCTTCCCAATCGTTCGGTGGGATCAGCATCGGCCACGCCAACGGAGCAAACAGCTCCGCCTGTGACATGACCTCGTCCTTGATCTGCATGAACGAAGGCGAAGGGATCACGTAGTTGACCCGTCGGTTGCCTTCCTGACGCATGTCGATGAGGAACCAACCGCTGGCCTGGCAGATGCAGTCCAACAGCCATGCACCGAGCTTGACCCTGTTGGCTCTGCCCCAGGGCTGCCAGTGCTTCACGTCGTAGCGGTGCATCAACGTCGTGATGACCTTGACCTTTTGGTGTGTGCCGCTTGATCGGTGGAAGTAGTTCTCCTTGATCGTGTGCAGCAGCCCAGGCACGTTGCGCTCGTAGTGGCGCATCATGCACTCGTTCTCGACCGCCTGACCCACAGCATCTGTGACGTTAGGCACAAGTGACGAAGCCTTTTTGGTTCCGAACACCTTGTCGAATGTGATCTTGCAGGCAATGGCCGCGGCCACCTCAGGCTCGATGTCAGCGAGGTATTGCTGGATTTCCTTGAAGGCGACGCCCGTGTGGCCTTTCTTAATCCTGCTGTTTGTTTTTGTATACGCTCAACGACGAGCGGCAGGAGCTGCTCGATTGAGGTAACTCCGTACACGCTCGCAGATGCGTATTCCTTCTCTTCAAGCTTCTCTGTATTTTCGCGAAGCTTCTTGAGACCTTGACGTATTTGTTCTCGCTCAAGATCAACTTGAGCCTGAATTTCTGCGGGTGTTGCCAATACTGAGACTGAGCTAGATCTACGAATTAGTTCTGTGCAGCTAGGCACAGGTGAGAGTGAAGTAAAGGCCAGGGGTTTAGCCCTGACCTGTGCAAATGCTGTTAGATCACAGGATCGAACCTGAAACTAGCGCGTCTACCAATTCCGCCACATCCGCGTGGGGATTCCAGCGAGTCGCAGCCTTGAGATTGGCCGCTGTCTGGATGCAGAAATGGTACTACGGCGAGTTCCTAGTCTCGCTAGATCACTGGCATTTGCTGGATTGCGGTCTGTTTTGCCTCGGCTGAGACCTTGGCGTACCGCATGGTGGTCTTGATGTCGTTGTGCCCCATGATTTCAGCCACCTGATGAAGGGGTGTGCCATTTCCCGCCAGCATTGTGCAGAAGGTATGGCGCAAGGTGTGGAAGAGGTAGTTCTCATCCAGACCGATGTATGCCGTGACCTTTTTGAGTTGACGCAGGAGTGTGTCCTTGTTGTCGAACTCCCAGAAGACACGGTCATCGATGGCATCATCCACACGTCGTTCAAGCATCGGCTTGATCTGTGGGTTGATGGGCACCGTCCTTGTGGTGTTGTTCTTGGTCTTGTGGACGTGAATGACGTTGAAGTCGAAGTCGACGTCACTTGTCACAAGACGTAACACCTCGCCTTCACGCATTCCTGTGTGCACGGCGAAGAGGATGATGTCCCCCAGCTCCGGCATACGGAACACAGTGTTGGCGGCCTTGACCATCTCCTGAAGCTGATCAACGGTGTAGAAGAACTCACGTGGTGGTGCTTCCTTCTTCCGTTCAAACGAGTCGGGAGGTGCGATCAGCTTGCGCTTGGCACAGTGCCGGAGCACGGTCGACACAGCACTGATGCACCTGTTGATGGTGCCTGCGCTCTTGCCTTCCTTCTCCAGCTCATGCACGTACAAGTCCATGAACGCTTGGTCGATCTTGGAAACACGCAGCCCTAGCCCGTAGTGACGGGTGAAGTGACTGGTGTTGATGATCGCTGTCGGGCGACCATTTCCGTGTACCCATGAGTCGCGTGTCTTCAACGTGTAGTCGAGACACTGACCCCAGGTTTGATAGTCAGCCATAAAGAGATTGCTTAAGGCGGTTTGCAAGATGTCGTCCCTGTTGTGTCAGGGAATACATGGTTCTTCGTTTGTTGCTTGGGTCAGCCTCCTTGGAGATGAGCCCCAGCCCAGGTTTGCGAAGAGTTTTCCGGTCAAGCAGCCAGTCGGCTGCCCGTGAACTGTTGGACGTGCTGATCTCCAAGTCCTCCTCGATCGCTTGCTTGTGACAGCCGTCGTGTGAGGCGACGTAGAGGAACATGGAGAGCACTGATGCCGTCATGTCAGGGTCACGGACTCGGATCTCTTCGATCGCCTCAAGAAGAGGGATCAGATCGTCGTTCGTCACCTCCCTTCTCAAGGGGTCCATGTGATTTGGGTGGGATGTACGCTCCGCACTCTAGCCTAAGCTTGCCTAAATGCACAGAAACATCAAAGAATGTTTCCTCATCGAGGCCGAGGTAGAAGTTCGGGAAAGAAAGCAAGTGCATAAAAAATGCTTTGTCACAGACAAAGTTAAAGCTCAGTTTTGTGGTTTGCTGTCACCTACAACACCCTGCTGTAAATACATTTTTACAGCGTCGACCATGATTTCGTTCATGGTTCGATCAGACTTGGCAGCCAATACTTTGACGTCCATGTGCAAGTCAGTAGGCATGATCAACGTGACTCGTTTCAAGAGACTGAACTGCACTTAACCGAATCATAACAAATATGTATTTATGTGTTGCTGTATTTACAGCTGCGGTCATCTTCGACTTGTTCGTGCATCAGCTCGATCAATTCTTCCTTGTAAGGATGCATCTCGATCTCATGAATGAGAGTGTCAAGACGAAAGTTAAATGTCGCTTGAGTCATCGTAATCGACGTTTTCTGGGTGTACGTAGTGAATTGCGTCATGGGTGCAAACACAGAACTCATGCGTTTGCTTGTCCATGTAGTCTCTGACCTTGTTTTCAGCTGCGTGCTGTCGTTTGTAGACGTGCTCTTTGACCTTCTTGGTCTTCAGATTGGTGGCACGAATGACACAGACGACATCAGCAGGTAGCTCCCACGCTGCGATCTTCCATTCCATGATCTCCTCAAACGTGTGAGTTTCAAATAACTCAGCAGGTGCTTCCTTGAATCTCTTCCAGTTGTTCGGGAAATAAGGCGCTTTACCACTCATCAGCTCTAGTTACATTCAGAAGTTTGCAGTGTCTGTCTGTGGACAATTCCAACGCAGAGAATGCTGCATCCATGGAATCGGCGGCGAGAATGTACATCTCCTCGCCACTTGACAGTGTCACTATCCACTCCTGCAATGGTGAGTGTGATAGATCAAGAGGTTGTTGCGGCCTTGCGTCTTCGTGCAGGCCGGGGCTTTCGATTGACATTGTTGAGAACATCAGATTGCAATATGTCCTTGTATTGTTGTGTCCACTGATGATCAGGGAAGTGATGCAACCAACAGGCGATTGCATTCCTGATCAACCATTCGTTGTCCTTTTTCATTTACGTTTGTAATACCGATAGGTGATGCGATTAGCTCGCTGCCATGTAGTTGCAGTCGCAAACAATCCGACCATGCCGATGATGGCGAGGATGATTGTTGATTCAGTTGGCATCAGTTGATACGAGTGAAAGTGTTATCAGAGTTTGCATTGAAGATGACACCATCTTCATCCTTGAATATGCACGACCATGTGCCAATGGGTAAGCGACATTGTGCAGCAAGGATTGAATCATCAGACATACGCATCAAGCGATGGTATGCATCTGCATCCTTGAAGATGTACTCAGTCATAGACATCATCGAGTTTGGCAAGCATCTTGTAGTAATCTTCTGTCCACATATCGATGGTCATGTTGCTAGCGAATAGCCACTGATCCCAGTCGATACCTTGTGGATCTTTTCTGTCCTTGTAGCTCATGCGAATACCTCCATGTGTGGGAATGTATGTCCTTGATGTACACGAGAGACGGTGATCGTGTCACCGCCCAGGTCTACACTCCAATCAAAAGCAGCATCTACTGCTTCTTCTTCTGAGGTGAACCACTCCTCATCAGGTCCATGTGAGATAACGAACATCAATTAGATTCCTCCTTTTCTTGTGCTTTCTTGACAAGTTCATCGCCGTACTTGTCTTGTTCTTTGTTGAGCATGGCGATACGCTCAGTCAATACGTCATATTGAACAGCAAGATTTGCGACCTTGATGCACTTCTGAATCATCAACTTCTCAATCTCTTCACCTGCATTGTGGTAGGTGTAGAACCAAGACTCACCATCATCACCGGTGTGATCTTCGAGAACCTTGTCTACCTCATCGGTAGTGCCCTCGAAGTCCCATGACTTCTTGCGTGTGAGATCAAGTGATGCCTGAAGGTTGGTGATCATACGCATCGTGAAGCACTGCTTAGTGTTCACACTGTTGCGTTCTTGATATGCTTCCCTGATCTTTTTGGAGAATTCCTGATAGCCAGGGTCAGCAGTCTTCAGGGTGTGCTGTTGCATTGCGTCCATGTTGTTGATACATAGCCCCGCTCAATGCGTGGGCAACGACACGCCCAGGCCTTGCACCTGGGTGAGAGCTTGTCTCTCGTGCCTATCTGCACAGGTAGGTCACACCCAGTCAGGGTGGCCGTTGCGTTGCAGCAGTTGAACTGCGAACAGTTCGACGAACATCCAGACAGCTTGCTCCTTGAAGATTTGCAAGGTGTCGTACTCAATGCCACGGCGATCCATGGAGTTAAGAACCATACGGAATCCGTTGTCCTCACCTACATCGAAAGCCCACTCATCGAGGTAGGACATGATTGTGTCCTCGTGCTCTTCGTAGATGTCAAACAACTCAGAAGAGTAGATGAACCCAGATACACCTCCCTCCATGCCATGTGTGGCGATGTCGTTCAGCTCGTCCATGTCGAATTCATGGCCGAGGATGTCGAAGGTACGCACAGTTGCGACAGTCATGTGTACAAAATGAAGTGAACAAATGACACCTAAGTGTCAGGCTGTAGCCAGGCATTGCACCTGGCTTGCGAGCTATGACTCAGACAGCGACAGGCATCTCCTCGGCCTTGAGTGCACCAGTGCTGATGCAATCACCGAGGCAGCGTGTCTTGGTGTAGTAGGGCAACAGGTTGCTGTTGACCCAGAAACCCAGTGACATGTTGGGATTGAGCAGCAGGTTTGCGATTGCTCGACGTGACACGTGGGTGTAGTGGTAGATGTTGCCTTTGGCATATGCAACCTGGGCAAGACCACGGATAGGATCGACAACCATACGCTCGACACAGTCAGAGGTACGGCAAGGAATGTTGATGAACAAAGTGATAAATAACAAGTGAACAATTTGCGTCCTTGATGACGCAATACCTAGCAGCCCGACTCAAACGGGCAGGGCGTCGGTGCACCGTGCAGGTTGCCATGAGCAAACAAGGCGTGTGGCTCCGCCATCCTGTGCAGTGAGGCACAGGTCTCGTGATCATCCAGGCCGGCCAACTGGTCAAGCACCTCCTGGTCCTACGCTCTAGTTCAGGTGACTGAACCGCGGCGTCGCAACGGATTATGCAGTTGTCGAGGTTCGATGCAGTCAACCTATGTCAGATGGCACAGGTCGTCAAGCAATGTCAGGAAATCCAAACCTGAAGGGTCACCGGTTTGGTGTCTCTCTCTCTTCTGGTTGAAGGATCGAGACTCTCCTCACCCTTTCAGGGAGAGTCGAGATACTCAACCTTCAAGAAGAGAGGAGGTCTGACGATACAGGTCGATGGTGGTGGACGGTGAGCCAAGCTGCACATCACCCCATCAGATCCCAGTTGTTGCAATGGTTATCATCTTTGCTTATCGATGTTGCTGTGATTGATTAGCGAAGCTAGGGAGCCGCGACAGATCGCGTGTGATTGACAGCCGCGGGTTACCAACTACCGCGCCCGTATGCACCCGCGCAGTACCCTAAAACCCAGTCAGTGCCTCTAGATCTAGCATCTAGAGAGGCCTGGGGCACCCCCACAGGGGGGATTTGCGGCCTGCCGTATACGTAT